GTTGGCGGTCATACGTTGAACGGTTGCAGGCGTTGGAGCTTGCAGGCTTGCAGGCTTTTGAGCGGGAAGCGGAGAAAGCTTTAGGTCAAGTAAATTGACCTATTCTGGAGGCGGGCATATTCTCGCCAGCGAGAATACGAAAAAGCCCGATAAATATCGGGCTTTCGTGTTTCAGGTTTTGGGCTTTTGTGTTGACGCTTTTTTGTTGGCGCTTTTGATTTTTTCTATGACGGCTTGGCGGGCGGGATCGGGCTTTTGGGGTTCAGGTTCCGGGCTTTCAGGTTTTGGGCTAACACCGTTTTTCAGTGAAGGGAATAATACAGACAGCAACCAGAAAGCCAATCCCGCAAACATAAAAAATCCGACAGAAAACACATTCATTTACTCGACCCCTAGCTGGCGGTTCATCTCGTGCAGCTCTTCAATCATGTACTTTATATTTTCCTCATCGCTCGCCCATGCGTTGGCGTAGCCAATCAAGTCTTGACAGTCACGATAGAATCGGTCGAGTAGTTCATAATTCGCGTGATCTTCATCAATGCACAGCGGCCGCTGTTCAAGCTCAAAAAATTCGTTTTCCATTTGTTCCGGGGTTTCAATACCTGTTCCGCACCGTTCAGCGGCAAAGCGCCATGCGTCCAGCTCTGCTAGCAGGTCTAGCAGCTCATCCGTACCGATTGCCGGGCCGTGACCCTTGGCGCGTTCTTCAAGGCTAAAATTCGTTTGATTGTTCATTCTTCACACTCCAGTTCACCAGCACAGCACAGCGCGTGCATTAAGCAAAGGCCGTAGTCTTTAGCGGCTTGAACATAATCAAGCCCGGATTCGTATTGAAGGCCATAGGCGACGGCGTAACGCTTGCGGCTTTTATGCTGGAAGAGCGCGACGGTGTATTGACCGTCTGGCGCTTCACTGTGAACGCGCTTGTATCCGTTGCGCGCCAGCTTCTCACGCACATTCAGTTCTGAATTTTCGTAGGCTTTCATTCTTCACACTCCAGCGCCCTCAATACGGTTTTTGCTTCAGATATCTGATTTAGGGCTTTGCGCTTCAATTCATCCAGCGTGCGTGCTTCCCATTCGATCCCGTCGCGCAATTCAACGTACAGGCTTTCAAGCTTTTTACCCGTCGCAAATTCGGTGCGTTCACATTGGCCGAATACGTCAAACAACGCCCAACGCTGCACACGTCCGGAGCCCGGGTATTCGACCGACTCGCGCAAGGCGAACCATAGGCCGTTGTCAGACTGGCGAGTTTCCAGAATGCGAGCGTTAAAGAATGCAAGCGTGCTGTCTGATGCATAGTGCGTGCGACCGTCTAGAGCGCGTTGGGCTAAATGCTTTGGCGAACTCATCCAGTAGCCTTCGAATTTACGGATGCCAGCGTTGTAAAGCGCGTTTTTAAGTTTCAAGTTTTCCATTTTCAATTCCCCTTAAACGGTATGAAGTACGGTGAAGCCGGTCGTTGTCTTGACCACTACAGCACGCTTGCCAAGCTTGCGAGCCATAGTTGCCACCTGCTGCGCTATTTGGTTGGTTTTGAAGTTCAGCATGTTTTGTCGCTCCGGTTGGTTAATGTGCTGCCACCTTATAGGCCGCCCTTTATTAAGTAAAGCTTTACTTAACCTAAACCCGACGAACGGTAAGCTATGCTTACTACATATAGACAGAAGAGCGCCCGTAAGCCTGTAAGCCTGTAAGCCTGTAAGCCTGTAAGCCTGTAAGCCTGTAAGCCTTGCACGTGTCAGGCTGTCAGGCTTAGCTGGCTGTGCTGTCAGGCTTGGCTGGCTTGGCTGTGCTGCGGGCTTGGCTGTCAGGCTTACAGGCTTTCGAGCCCCCCCCCCCCGGCAGGGGGAACAACCGTAGGCTGCTCTGCTGTAGAGGGGCATTCGGACAAAATGTGTATTTTAGAGTGTTAAGCTTGCCTTTAACCCGTAAGCCTGATAGCCTTTAACCCGTAAGCCTGATAGCCTTTAACCCGTAAGCTTGCCTTTAACCCGTAAGCCTGCCTTTAACCCGTAAGCCTGATAGCCTTTAACCAGTAAGCCTGCTAGCCTTTAATTTGATACACCGATAGCCACCCACGGAGTCAGTCTTATGGCCTATAAGATGCCGGCGCAGCAGCAACCCTACCGCCACGTTTCTGACCAATCGTCCGAAGACCTGAACGTCACCCGCATTTACGGCAGGCGCGAGCTGGAGCAAGCGTTCTTAGGTGCGTTTGACCGGGTCGGTGGAATGAGCCGCCTTATCCAGTGGGCGGAAGACCCGAACAACTACCACGCTTTCCTGAATCTGATGGTGAAGTTTGCCCCCAAAGAGGCTGTGCAGGAGCAAGGCGGAACGGTTCTGGAGTACAGGTCGATGATCCCGCAGTCTTCGCTGAACCGGCCCCCACCCGGCTCTGATATCGTCGATGGCGAGCTGCTGATCAGCCGTGATTAGCCCCGAAAGGTACGCCCGGCCATGAACCAGATAATTATCGAGTCTACGTATATCCCGCGCCCGCACGCGCTCAAGTTTCACGCCAGAGGGGAGCGTTTTGCGGTGATGGTCATGCACCGTCGCGCCGGCAAAACGGTTATGTGCATTGGGGATCTGATAGACAAGGCGATGCAATGCCATTTGCCATTCCCGCAGTACAGTTACGTTTGCCCTTTTTACTCCCAAGCCAAGTCCGTCGCGTGGAACTACCTGAAAATGTACACGGACGGTATTGCGGAAAAGATCATGGAGTCGGAGCTTAGTGTTGTGCTGCGAAACGGCGCCAAAATTAGGCTATTTGGCGCAGATAATCCTGACGCCTTGCGGGGTCTATATCACGATGGCGTCATCTTGGACGAATACGGGGATATGGCCCCCCGCCTGTTTGGTGAAGTCATTGCGCCTGCGTTGGCTGACCGTAAGGGCTGGTGCGTATTCATTGGTACGCCGAAGGGGCCGAATCATTTCAAGACGTTATGGGATGATGCGGCCACTGATTCGCGTTGGTTCAAGACGATGCTCAAAGCCAGCCAGTCGGGGGTGATTGATGAAGTCGAATTGGAGATGCTCAAGCATCTACCCGGTAGTGACGAGAATACATTTGCGCAGGAATTTGAGTGTGACTTCAATGCGGCGGTTCGCGGTGCGTATTACGGCACTCAGCTTAACGAGCTTGAGGCGCGGGGCAATATGGGTCTGTTCCCGTATGATTCCAGTCGTGCTGTGCATCTTAGCTTTGACATTGGCTACTCTGATGATACTAGCATTTGGTTTTATCAAACTGATGGCAAGGTTATCAGAGCAATCGACTTCTTTACTGCGAACGGGTACAGCGTCGATGACATTTTGGGAATGCTTAGGGATAGGCCGTATGCCTACGGCACCTTCCACTTGCCCCACGATGCCGCCAACAAGAGTTTCCAGACGGGTAAATCCGTCCGTGAGTTATTCATAGCGGCTGGGTGTACGGTGAGGATGGTTCCTAGCCTTAGCGTTCAGGACGGAATTCAAGCTGTGCGTAAAACACTGCCTAATGTGTACTTCAATATATCCTCGCCTGACGTTAAGGTCGGTTTGGATGCCTTGCGGGTTTATCAGCGCAAGTGGGACGACAAAAAGAAGATTTTCAGCGAGAGCCCACTGCATGACTGGTCGTCAAACCCTGCGGATAGCTTTCGGTATATGTGTCTTGCGGTAAATCCGGCCTCTGCTCGGCGTGAGGGTGCAGTTTTGAAGACGCACACGCCTGCGCGAGAGATGGTGAACAACGTGCTATCGTTGGAGTCACTTTACGCTGAGCGTAAACGGGCCAGCGGCGACTCAAAGAGGATTTAAGATGGATCAGGTCAAGAATAATTGGGACAAGCGGATTGCGAAGGCTGAGAAGTTCTTTGAGAAGGCGCTGACTCATGGCCGCAAGGTGTATGACCGTTATCAGGACAACCGTGACGATATGTCAACGCTTGGGCTGAAGCGTGTGAACCTGTTCTACGCCAACGTGAACACGATCAAAGAGTCCTTGTTCAATTCGATGCCCAAGCCTGACGTTCGCAAGTTGCAGAATGGCAACTTTACGGATGATGTATCGCGTGTTGCGGCGTTGATCATGCAGCGTTGCCTGACTTACGAGTTGCAGTGTTCTGAATGGTTTGAGGCTGCGGTTAAATCCGCGATTCTTGACCGTTTGGTTCCGGGCTGCGGTCAGGTCTGGATACGTTTTGATATGTTGACTGATGCACAAGGTCAGCAAACAGAAGCGATCTTCGTCGATCATGTTTTCTGGGAGGATTTCATTTACGAGCCTGCCCGTTCATGGAGCCAAGTCGGCTGGGCTGGCCGGCGTTTGGATCTGTCAAAAGATGAGGTTTTGGAGCGTTGGGGCGAAGAGGGGCTGGC